TACTATTGAATAAATATTCTCATATACTATGGAGGAATAAAGTTGGCAACGTATCCAATTTATAATAAAATTACTGGAGAACAAAAAGAGATTGTTCTCAGTGTTCATGAATGGGATCAATGGAAAAAAGATAATCCAGAATGGGATAGGGATTGGAGTGATCCATCAACTTGTCCAGCATCTGGGGAAATAGGTGAAGTTTATGATCGATTAAAAAAGTCTCATCCAGGTTGGAATGATGTACTTCACAAAGCATCAAAGGCTCCAGGATCAAAAGTAAAACCAGTTTAATTTTTTTTATATGGCAAGAAGAAAAAGAGTAGATGATCAACCGATTGGTGTTGGAATGACTGCAAAACAAATAAAGCGCAAAAAACCAATTAGTGCTGATTTGATGAGAGATGTTGAACCTCTTACTGAGAATCAAAAACTTCTTTTCAAATCATATGATTCAAATCAAAATATTGTTGCTTATGGTGCAGCAGGTACAGGTAAAACTTTCATCACTCTCTATAATGCACTTCAAGAAGTTTTAGATGAAAGGTCTCCTTATGAAAAAATCTATATTGTAAGATCTCTTGTTGCCACTCGTGAGATTGGTTTTCTTCCTGGAGATCATGAAGACAAGTCTTCTCTTTACCAAATTCCATATAAGAATATGGTAAAGTACATGTTTAATATGCCAGATGATCCATCTTTTGAGATGCTCTATGGAAACCTTAAGACTCAAGGTACAATTAGTTTTTGGAGTACTTCTTTTATTCGCGGAACTACTCTGGACAAATCAATTATTATTGTTGATGAAATGCAAAATCTTTCATTTCATGAATTAGATTCTATTATTACTAGGGTTGGTGAAGATAGTAAAATTATGTTTTGTGGAGATGCCACACAAAGTGATTTAATTAAAACAAATGATAGAAATGGTATTATTGATTTCCTAAAAATCTTAAGAGTTATGCCATCTTTTGAACTAATTGAATTTGGTGTTGATGATATTGTAAGAAGTGGTTTGGTTAAGGAATATATTATAGCAAAAACTCAGTTGGCACTTTAAAATAAGTAGTTCGTAAAAGTTTAAGTTTATATAAATAACTATAACTTTCACGAACTATGGATGTATAAAATTTATTTAATTGCAAATATTAAAAATAAAAAACAATATGTAGGTATTACTAAATTTTCTATTGAAGAAAGGTTTTCTCAGCACGTTAAAAGGGGGTTTCTTTTAACAGAAGCAATCCAAAAATATGGGGAGCAAAATTTTTGGATTCAATTAATCGAAGAAGTTGAATCTGCAGAAAGAGCATATGAACTAGAAATGTATTATATTAAAGAATATAATACAAAAGTGCCAAATGGGTATAATATAACTGATGGTGGTGATGGAATTTTTGGATGGGAACCATCAGAGGAATACCGTAAAGAATGTTCAGAAAGGGTAAAACAACTTCATAATGAGAAAAAAGTAGGTATGTATGGAAAAAAACATACAGAAGAAACTAAGAAAAAAATGAGCGATTCTCTAAGAGGAAATCAAAATTGTTTAGGAAGAATTCTTTCCGAAGATACTAAATCTAAAATTTCATCATCACATAAAGGTAAAATTTTGAGTGAATCTACAAAAAATAAAATAAGCGAAAATCATCATAATGTATCTGGAGAAAAAAATCCTATGTATGGAAAAAAACATTCACCTGAAACAATTGAAAAAATGAGACAAAAAGCACTAGCAAGGAAATCAAAATGACATTTATTCATCATAATTACTTGGGTGATATTGAACTAGAATGTAAAACTAATGAAAGCATCCGTCTCTATAATCTACCTAATGGAAACTGGGTGCCTTCTATTACTTCTGTAACTTCTTTTTATAATCGTCAGATTTTTATTGATTGGCGTAAAAGAGTTGGTCTGGAAGAAGCAAATCGAATTACTAAAAAAGCAACAGCAAGAGGAACTGATTTTCACCAAGTGTGTCAAGATTATCTTGAAAATAAAGATTTAAATTGGAATGATTATCAACTCATGACAAAACATATGTTTCATCATGCTAAACCATATCTAGATAAGATAAATAATATTCATGCAATCGAAAGAACTCTTTATTCGGAGTACTTGGGACTTGCTGGAAGAGTTGATTGTATCGCAGAATATGAGGGAGAACTTGCAGTTATTGACTTCAAGACTTCAGAGAAAATAAAACCAGAAAAGTGGATTGAAAACTATTTTGTACAAGAAACATTTTATGCTGCGGCATACTATGAACTAACTGGAAAAGTAGTTGAAAAACTCATTACATTGATGGTCACTCCTGGTGGAGAAGTAAAAGTGTTTGACAAAAGGAATAAAGGAGACTATATTAAACTATTAGTTCGTTACATTAAAGAATTTGTACATCACAATACTGGGTCAAATGGAGAATGAGTTAGAAAAAGCACTTGAAAATAAATTCATTTCTTCTGCAAAATTTTCTGAAGAAATTGAAAAAATAGTATCAAGTCAAAAAGTTAATTATATTGATGCAATAGTATTTTATTGCGAACAAAATACTATTGATTTAGAATCTATTCCTAAACTTATATCAAAACCTTTGAAAGAGAAGATTAAATATGAGGCAATGGAACTTAATTTTCTTAAAAAAACTTCCCGTGCAAAATTGATCTTTTAATGATGCCATTCGATGCTTATCGTGAATACCTTGCTCTGAAAAATCATTTCACTAAAGATAGTTATGATTATTTTAAATATAATAAAAAGGTAAGAGCAACAGTTCAATCTTTCTACAAACGTAAGGACAGATTCTGGTTTGAAAAATTAGCAAGGCAAAAATCAGAGCAAGAAGTAGTAGAATTTTTTGTTGCTAATTTTGCATCTTGTCCCGATCCAGAAACTCTTTGGATAGGTGAAATGATTAAAGAAGGTGAAGAAAGATATCAAACCTGGCAAAGGAAGGTTCAATCTCTTTCTTATGTCTTTAAAGAAGAAAGTCAGTCTTTATTTGAGGAAAACAAATTTGATGATGTCTTCAATTGCACAAAGGGACATCCTCCACTCCTTAAAAAATTTTTGAGTGGTAAAGTATCATTAGAGACAATGGTTCTTTATGATAAAATTTTTGATTATTCAAAGAATTTTAATAAGAAACTTCAAGATCCAGTCTGGGAAACAGTAAGTCGTAGAATTAAAAAATATAATCCTTTTCTAAATATTGACGTGTTTAAATTTCGAAAAATTTTAAAGAACGTTATTTTGGAGGATAAATGAGTTTTTTTAAATCAGAAGTTGTTCGTTCAGAAATGACTGAAATTGCAGAACTTCAGGAACATATCTATGGAAACATTTTTAAGTTCCCTACAATGACTAAAGAAGAAAAACTTGAGCACGTTGAAGTTCTTGAAAAACTTTTAGAGAAACAAAAAGTTCTTTATACTCGATTGAGTTTATCTGATGACCCTGAAGCAATTGAAATGAAACATCGTGTAATGGAATCTGCAGTTATGATGGGAATGCCAAAGGGGACTGATATGAACATCATCTTGAGTAATATGTCCAAAATGCTTGAAGTGATGAAAGAGCAGATTGACAAAACGGGTTCTGACTGCTAGAATATATTGGGCTAGACAATCCCTTAAGCAAAGTCACAAAAGCCAAATACAATTTATAAAGGTAATCTAAATGTCTTTTGAATCTCTTAAAAAACAATCTTCCCTTGGTTCTCTTACACAAAAACTTGTGAAAGAGGTTGAAAAAATGAGTGCTACTACTTCTGGTGGTACTGATGATCGTCTATGGAAACCAGAGATGGGAAAGGATGGAGTAGGATCTGCAGTGATCCGTTTTCTTCCTGCACCTGATGGGGAAGAACTTCCTTGGGCAAAAATGTATTCTCATGCTTTCCAAGGACCTGGTGGATGGTATATTGAAAATTCTTTGACTACTATTGGTCAAAAAGATCCTCTTGGTGAATATAACCGCGAACTTTGGAATACTGGCTCTGAAACGAATAAAGAAATTGTTCGAAAGCAAAAACGTAAGCTTAACTATTACAGCAATATTTACGTTGTAAAGGATCCTGCAAATCCTCAGAATGAAGGAAAAGTTTTTCTTTTCAAGTATGGT